AGTCTGGGTGTTAATCCAGTATTGGTATGTCGTCATTGGTTTAGCTGCACTAGGTGTGGTTGGCTGGTTAATTTGGAATAATCCTCATAACCCTCCTTCAAAACTCTCTACATACGAAAAAACCGTTGCCTATATAATTATAAAAGATGGGCTTGGTAAGTTTGGTATAACAAAGAAACAAAGTGGAGGGGAGCGATATTCCGTAAATAAGAGATATAAAAACCAGCGGCTCAGGATATTATGGACTTCTACTCTACCTTGTAGAGGAGATGGATACGAATTTGAAAAGTATTGTAAAACTCGTGTCGGAGCTATCTTGAAAGGGCGAGAGTGGTTCGACCAGCGGCTCGCCAACAAGCTAGTTAAAGATGTTAAAAAAGCCGGGTACTAAAAAACCTCTGGCTGGGGAAAGTCAGAGGTTCAGGTTTAAAGAGAATTGATTAGTTTATTGAGGAAGAATCCCTATGGAGAACACAGAGATTCAATTGTTTTCTAACACTTTTGATGTCAGCCAGCTAACCTCGCAAGAGACCCGTGAAAATCTCTATCTATCTATAAACCAACTAGACGAAAACAAACTAACGGACGTAGAAATCCGCCAGAGTTTTCAAGGTATTAAGATCGCCCTGGGAGTTTTTATTAAAGCTTTTGTAGAGATAGAAGGAGAGATAAAAGATATCAGGCTTATTCAAGCTGCCAATGAAGCAAAAATGGAAAAGCTATTTATAAAAGGCCAGATGGAAATACAAGAACTCAAACAAGAGCTGGGCCAAATGCAGGCGGCGGATCGGCATTTAGAGAAGGTTGTTGAGGTAGCAAAATTGCTAAAGGACAATAACTACGCCCCAATGGCGATTAAGTCGATGATGAAAGGCATCGCCTCAGGAGAAATATTCACTGATACAAATATACCAGAGGGTATGGCTAGGAGAGTTAAGTGGGCTCAATCGCAAGGTTTTCGTTGGAATAGAAATAACAGACCACCTTCTAAGATTAAGAAGCAGATAGAGTTACTAGAAGCTTGGGAGATGGAGTTTTATAAAGCAAAGTCTCTCACACCAGAACAACTGAAAAATAGAGATTTCGTGCTGAGTATAGGCAAGGGTGCTCCGGCCGGGGCGCTTATGGCCATCGAAGGTATACTTGGTCACCAACTCGACGATAGAAAGGTGCTCTCATCATATAATTGTTATCAGAAAGCAATCAAGCTCCTTGAGGATAGAGATATACGAGGAGACTTAGAAGTGAGTAATAAGTCTTCTGTTACCAACTTTAGTTTGTTAGTAACTAATGTTTTTGGGAATATTTCAGATGAAACTAAAATAAAAATAGTAAATGGCCTGAGCAAATTACCCAAGCCATACTCTTCTAAGCAAATACTATCTCAGTTAAAAATATATTTCTCTGCAGATTTACTTCCTATATTTATAGAAATAACTCCAGAAACTAACAGACTAAAGTTATTACCTAAACTCCAAGGAGATTTTCATGATAACCAACTAACTAAGATTATCACGGAATCACTACATTGTCGGTTAGAGCAATAATTTTTTTCAAACTAACTTGGTTATAGAGGAGGTTGCCAACGCCTCCACTTTTGTAAAGCCATTCATTCACGTTTTCCACAATTCTAAGCCTAGCGTTATTTGCTCCTAGATGGACCCAGTCTCCCATACATCCTGCTCTAGCGTAAAAAGCTTGGGCGGCTATAGGCAGTTCTTCTAATTCTTTGCAAAAATCACTTTCAAATCTAATTGCCGGCCAGCATTTTTTAAAGTTACCCCACTGGTAATGAGATAAGTTATGTTTGTTTGCTAAGTAAAAAAACCTGCCGAGGTTGTCTTTCCTGTCAGCGTAAGGAACGCTATGCCACGCTATAGAAGTAAATAGCCCAGAGATATTTTTTAGAGAGCTTTTAATGTTAGGACAGGTTCGCTTTGAATTAGACAGATCTCTTTTTTCAAGATTAATTGCCGCAGTTAAAGCCTCTGCAATTACAGGAAGATGGTCTTCTATAAGGTCATATTCAATCCATCTAAGACACGAGCCCCTGCTAAAAAGAAAAATGATAGCGATAGCTCTTAAAGAGTCGTCAGTTTTTTCTTCTAGGTACTTTTTGGAAAGCTTTCTAAAAGTTTTAACATACACTCCTTTCCTACAACTTTGACTAGTAGCTCCGCCACGTAGCCTAATGTAAGAGCCTAACTCACGAGTATTAATCAAGCCTGCGTCCCAAGCTTTAAATACACCCTCCATACTTAGATAGATTATCTTTGAGTCATATGCTTCTGAAAGAATGGATCTAAGCCTAAGTTTGGTTTTTTCGCTTGAGATTACCCTCTTAATAGAGCTGACCGGTAAAAAATCAAAAGCCAAAGCTGTAGATTCCGCAGTGCATTTAGGGCTAAGCAAAGCTGCTTTGCTTAGCTGGTCCGCATCTTGAGACCTATAAACGCTGTACCTGCTCTGTAATAAATATTTTTCTGGGTCGTCGTATACTGAGCTAATGTTTTTTATCCAGGGGTCGCTATCAAATAGCTTTAGCATTTCAAACCCCGGATTTAAAAGAACTTCTTCTAAGTAGAGCCGAGCAGCAGCTCGAAGTACGTCCGCGCCACAATTAGGATTAGAGGCTATAGCCTTCCTAACTTTAATGGAGCGGGAGGTGTACCAGATTTCCTTTAAAAAATCAGAGTCCGTACTTTCGTCCTCAGCAATTTTAAAGAGTTCTTTGTTGCTGATTTTCATGGCTTAGCGACGACGACGCTTATCTGTGTGCAGCTTTACAAAAATATCGTGCCACAAGGCCTTAGAGCACTCTTTTGAGCAAATATAGTCCGCAGAAAGTCTTGATTTATAATTTGTGCTTTTACCACAAATTGCGCAAACCCCTTTAGTTTTCTGTATATCGTAGAAGTCGTTTTCGTACTCTTCTGTAGGAGCTTTAGAGAACTGTGTTTTATTTGGTGCCATTAGTTTGGCCGAATTCGCTTTATAATTATATCATATCTAGGAAAGTTTGTCAACGATCTTTTTCTTTTCTTCGCGAATCTTTTCAAACTTGTCCCTAGCCTTACGTTTTTTATCCCTAACTCGCTTCAGCTCTCTTCTTGCTAGCGCAAAGACACGCCACATTACTTCTGAGATAGAGGCGTCTTCAAAGAGATCTCTCCACTCATCTAGTTCTCTGGCGACCTCCTCTCTTACTCTTATAGTTCGATATTTCACCCTTTTGCTTTGTTGGTCTGAACTAGAGGGATTAAAAAGGCTCATTTGAATTGGCTACTAAAGGTATTTATATTATACTATAATAACAGTTTATGGTAGAGTAAACCTATCTAAAGAATTTTAAACAGTTGAAAAATAAAACCTCATGAAAAAACCTACAGTCTACCCAGAAATTTATGTATCTAGCAAGTTTCTTCGTAGGGAAGACATTGTTCAAAAAGTTATTAGAACAGACGACTCCACTTGCCACGTAACTTTCGAGCATCCGGTTCTGGGGACTGTAACGGAAATTTTTGAAATCCTCTTTAAGAAAAATTTAATTTGTTTGAAATGTATTTTCCCGCATGAAATGCAAAATGATGAAGAAATAGAGATAGTAAAAGATTATTATAATAACTTTATTTTAGAAGGTCATGAGACTTACCTTGAGTACTTTAACGAGAGCATAGGTGGATGGTACGTATTGTCAAGAAATGTGGAAGATGAGAACAAGGAGCCCATCCGTGGGTTATGATATAATAGTAGCAGTAGCGCAATTTTAATGGCAAAGTTTGTAAACGTACCTATCAACCAAGAGCTTCAGAACTCTTATTTGACTTACTCCGTTGCTATTTTTAATAGGGCTCTGCCTGATGTCACTGACGGGTTGAAAGTAGCTCAGAGGAGAATCATTCAAGGTCTTAAAGATCTTAAATTAAAACCTGATGGGGCTTATAAAAAAGTATCGAGACTCGAAGGGCATGTCTTGGGTTCATACCACCCCCAAGGTGGATGTGCCGGGACGGCGATTAACATGGGTCAAGCTAATGGGTTTAGGTATTTACTTACTAATATTCACGGTAATGTTGGTGGTAGTATTCAGGATGGACCATCCACTGGGCAATCTATCTCCGAAGACTCACCGGCCGCGGCCCGTTATCTTGAGGTAAAGTCCAGCGAATTTACTCAGCAAATTTATATTAATGAAATCGACAAAGAAAGCTGCGAATGGAGAGATAACTATGATGGCTCCACACAGGAGGTGCATAGGATTGTCCCTGCTATTCCCTCTCTACTTGTTAATGGGGGTGTTGGAATTGCTGCTGGCTACGCTTGCCACCACGTTTCTTATAACCTTGGAGAAGTGATAAAAGGAACAGTTGCCTATATTCAAAACAAGAACATTACTAATAAGGCCTTATATAAGCATATCACGGGACCTGACCTTCCTCAAGGATCTAGAATTTTAAAAGACGATGGAGTGTATGCTGCTTTTAGTTCTGGTCATGGCTCTATTAAAGTCTACGGAAAATGGGAAGTAAAAAAAGTTGCTTATAAAAAGAAATCAAAGCGCGACGCTATTATCGTAACTTCTTTAGCCAGCGGGTCTAGCGAAAGATTTTTAGAAAAAGTTAAAACTGCTGTGGACGCAGGGAAAATCGACCAGATTGTCGATGCGGCAGACCACTCCAGCAGAGAGGGAATTAATATCGAGTTGATTTTAAAAAATGGCGCCGACTCAAACATGGTAATTGGGCAACTGCTAGCTCATACGAACCTTTATGATACTGTCAGCGTGAATGCGATGGCGATTAAAGGCGCTATTCCAGAAATGTTCGGGGTTAAAGACGTAATTGCAACCTGGCATGGCAATCGTGGCAGAGCTCTCATATCGCGCTATAGCGCCGAGTGCCAACGAATACAAGAAAGGATGCACATCCTTGATGGCTTTTTAACCATCTTAGCAGACATAGATGAAGTAATCAGAACAATTAAGTCTAGCAAGACAAGGGAGACTGCTTCTAACAATATCAGGAAGAAATGGAAGCTTAGCCTACCTCAGGCCCAAGCTGTATTGGCCATGCCTCTTAGTCGGTTGGTTAATGCAGAAAGACTTGAATTAAAAGCTGAAAAAGATGAGTTAAAGCAGAAATATGATGAACTACAGGCCTTAATTAATGACCCTGAGGCAATGGACAAGCATATTATCGAGCAGATTCGTAGTTTTAGACAATTTTCTGACAAACGTCGTACAGAATTAGTTGATCCTAATGAGATTGGGGCTGAAAAAGCAAAAGTAATGGCTCCCCCTCGTACACGTAAGCTAAAACCCCTCACTCCTCAAGAAATTTATAAGAAAAAAGCCAAAAGTCTTGGAATGAAAAGGACTGTTGTAGCAAAGTTTCTTGCGGAAAATCAAATGGGTAAAGACATAGAGAAGAAATGGAACGAATTTGTAGAAAATTGGGAATATAAGCAGCAAATGACTACAAGAAAGGGCGCAGCTTCTAGGAAGAAGCAGCTAGAAGAGCTTAAAAAATGGGGTAAGTCTCAGGGGATGCGGTCTAGAGGCCAATACGCCTGGAACTCATTTATTCAAGGCCGCGAAAAGATGAAAACTAGAGAACTTAAGATCGAATTAAAAACCTGGTTGGCCAATATCGACGCAATTTAAAACTATCAATAGCAGTTTAAAGCTACGTAGTAAAATTGACAAATGAAACTGCCAAGAACTGCTATATTACTACTTAGAGGTGTTGAGGGGTGTGGGGTTAGTACCTACGCCCGGCATTTTAAAGCATATTTTGACGAAAGCAATAAACAAAAATGCGATATTTTTGCGCTTAATCTTAGCGTAGGGAGACCTGATACATCTACAGACCTGGAAATCAATAAATTTAGTTTTGATCAGGCTGACGATTTGGTCCGTAAAATAAACGAGGAGTACGATCTCAGCCTTGTTTTTTCTGTCCCGGCTAAAAACGCTAAGGAAGAGATCGCAAATAACTACGTAGAGCGCATCTTAGAGAAAATTAAGTCTCCCAAGTGGTTGATCAATCATGATCACCACTATTTGTCTATTGGTAGGAACGCAGATTTTGAAAATGCCATCAAAGCATGCGACGGTGTTCTTTGTCATTCTCTTATAGAAACAAAATGTGGGTTTGTGCGGTGGATGAAGAAGAGAGACATAAATACCAGAGTAGAGAAGCTTGAGACTTTCTTTCATGTTCCGTTAGTTAGTGATCTAGTTACTTTTGATAAAACTAACCGACTAAAAAGACTTATAAATGCCTCAAGAGCAGTAGCGTGGAAACGCTCCTCTCTTGTTCTTAATTTGCAGAAAGAGTTAGCAAGAAAAAGCTTTATCACAGAGATGATAGGCTTTGAAAGGTCAATTGCGGGATATTCGCAGTTAAAAAATTACGAAGAAAAGCTAAATTGGTACGTCACAGACGGTTTTGATAAGCCGGTTAAAGCACCATCAGCGTTCTCCAACGCTCAAATAAACGAGAGATTCTTTGACTATGTGGACGACGAAGGCCAAGATCCAGACAAAATGTACGTTTTTGGGTCATATGACCACAAACGAGGGCTAAAACGTATCTGTCAGAGCGCTTTTGCCACTCATCCCAGGTCATTTGAGTACAATGATCTAGATTACGGCAATAACCATGAATACCAGGGCCTAGAGGCCGCTTTGCTGTCTATTCCTATCTTCCACCGTCATTTCCTAGAGACTGTGACTCTGCCGGGCACTGACGTCCCTCTATCGACCATAGAAGCCTTCATATCTATCGATGACGACAATAATCATCTCAAAAATGGCGGCCCAAACGTCTTAAACCCATCAGATTTTGTTGAAAAGCTGGATGATATCTGGAATAACAAGTACGAACAGTACCGTAAAGAATCCTTTTCCGTCATAAACACACATTACTCTTCGTGGGTACTTATACCTAAAATGCTAGACAGGCTGGGGGTTTAACGCTATAAACCCATGTTATTGTTTAAAGATATAACGTACTGGTTTACAAAAGTAAACAATTGGTATATAATAGTATAGTTCGAGCAGGATCGACCACAAACCTTCCTGAACACCCCTCAACCAAGACCTATAGGGTGTATAAATTACGTCTTTCATACCTGAGCCTTAGGGTGGCTTAGGAATAGTAAAACCATCATTTCCCTGATGATCTTACTTTTTGTTTAAAACAATGGCTTCAACTCTTTCAAAACAACAATCACAATCCACCTGGGAATCTTTTTGCCAGTGGGTTACTTCAACTAACAACCGCCTCTATGTAGGTTGGTTTGGCGTACTCATGATCCCTACGTTGCTTGCTGCAACTGTGTGTTTCATCATCGCTTTCGTCGGCGCTCCCCCTGTGGACATCGACGGTATCCGTGAGCCCGTAGCTGGTTCACTCATGTATGGTAATAACATCATCTCTGGTGCTGTTGTCCCATCTTCTAACGCAATTGGACTTCACTTCTATCCTATCTGGGAAGCTGCTTCACTTGACGAATGGCTTTACAACGGCGGACCTTTCCAGCTTGTTGTCTTCCACTTCCTTATCGGTATCTATGCATATATGGGCCGTGAGTGGGAACTATCCTATCGTTTGGGCATGCGTCCTTGGATCTGTGTTGCTTACAGTGCTCCTGTTGCCGCTGCTTCTGCAGTCTTCCTTGTATATCCTTTCGGTCAAGGTTCCTTCTCTGATGCAATGCCTCTCGGAATCTCTGGAACGTTCAACTACATGCTCGTCTTCCAAGCCGAACACAATATCCTCATGCACCCGTTCCATATGCTTGGAGTGGCTGGTGTATTTGGTGGCAGCCTCTTTTCTGCTATGCATGGCAGTCTGGTCACGAGCAGCTTGGTTCGTGAGACAACTGAAACAGAATCTCAAAACTATGGCTACAAGTTTGGCCAAGAAGAAGAAACATATAATATCGTAGCAGCTCATGGCTACTTCGGTCGCCTGATCTTCCAATATGCATCTTTTAACAATTCTAGATCGCTTCATTTCTTCCTCGCTGCGTGGCCAGTGGTGGGAATCTGGTTTACCGCCCTCGGCGTCTCGACCATGGCTTTCAACCTCAACGGCTTCAACTTCAACCAATCCGTCATCGACGGACAAGGACGAGTGCTCAATACCTGGGCAGACGTGCTTAACCGTGCCGGACTCGGAATGGAAGTCATGCACGAAAGAAATGCACATAACTTCCCGCTTGATCTTGCAGCAGCTGAGTCCACACCTGTGGCCTTGATTGCTCCTTCCATCGGCTGATAAATGGACGATGGTCATTTTGGGCCCCTCGGTAACATACTGGGGGGCTTTTTTATTAGTATAATAACAATCTCTATTCCCTTTTTGGTGGTGTATTATGATCACAGTTATAAATTATCTGACGGCATTTTGGTCGGTAGTAATAGTAAATTGTGCTCATCCACAAAACTGGGAGGCTTGTTATAGAATAGATCAATGGCTGATTCCAGATGTTATTGAAGGCGTCTCCATTTATCTTGACAAAAACCACTCTCATCTGTATCTCTCAGAGAGAGAATATTTAAAAACGATTAAAGATTAAAAAACAATGGTATCATCAACATTACAACAACAAAGGAGGGGATGGTTTGACATCTTGGATGACTGGCTTAAACGCGACCGCTTTGTCTTTGTGGGCTGGTCTGGATTACTTCTTCTTCCCACTGCTTATCTGGCCATTGGCGGCTGGCTTACTGGCACGACTTTTGCAACAAGTTGGTACACCCACGGTCTTGCTAGTTCCTACCTTGAGGGTGCTAATTTTCTCACGGCAGCTGTCTCGACGCCTGCTGATGCTATGGGTCATTCTCTTCTTCTACTTTGGGGTCCTGAGTCTCAGGGCGACTTCGTCCGCTGGGTCCAACTTGGAGGGCTTTGGGCCTTTGTTGCTCTCCACGGTGCATTTGCCCTCATTGGCTTCATGCTTCGTCAGTTCGAGTTGGCTAGGTTAATTGGAATTCGTCCGTATAATGCTATTGCGTTCTCTGGGCCTATCGCTGTTTTTGTCAGTGTGTTTCTCATCTATCCTCTCGGACAATCCAGTTGGTTCTTTGCGCCGTCGTTTGGCGTTGCAGCGATCTTTAGGTTCCTACTCTTCCTACAGGGTTTCCACAACTGGACGCTCAACCCCTTCCATATGATGGGAGTTGCTGGTATACTAGGTGGAGCATTGCTCAGTGCTATCCATGGTGTCACAGTAGAGAACACATTGTATGAAGATGGCGATCAAGCAAACACATTTAAAGCGTTCGATTCCACTCAGGAGGAGGAGACCTATTCGATGGTTACTGCGAACCGTTTTTGGTCGCAGATCTTCGGGGTTGCGTTTAGCAATAAGCGTTGGTTGCACTTCTTTATGCTGTTTGTTCCTGTCATGGGTCTTTGGGTCTCTTCTATTGGGATCATTGGGCTTGCTCTTAATCTTCGTGCTTATGATTTTGTGAGTCAAGAGATTAGAGCAGCAGAAGATCCTGAGTTTGAAACTTTCTACACAAAGAACATCTTATTGAACGAAGGACTACGTGCATGGATGGCACCCGCTGACCAACCTCATGAGAACTTTATCTTCCCTGAAGAAGTTCTACCTCGTGGAAATGCTCTATGAGCAGTTTAAATTTCTTTTATATTGTTCTTTTCTTGCTCGGTATCTATTTAATACTTAGCAGGGACGAGGGGGATGATGACGACCGAGATGGCGGAATCCTTCAGCCTGTACACAATAGCGGCAATGCTTAAACTCTTATGAAGGATTACATCTGTATCGTTACTTGGGATCCTTTACTTGGGAAAGTTTGCTATCGTTATGTACATCGGTCGGTTAAAGACCCCGCGCAATATGTTAAAAGTTTACATCCTTTAGAAAAACTCTTTGAATAGAAAGACTATCCTTTAATAAGGATTCTTCTTATTAAAACTTTGACCCCCCACTTAAGTAAATGAATAACTTCGAGCTTCTATTGTATTTTATATGTTTTGCCGCAATTGGCGGCGCAGCATTTGCAATGATGTGGAGCAACATCCAATCTATTAACATAGAGATGAGGACTCCTTCAAAACCAAAGCATCCTGAAGCACCAGAAGCGGGCGACGAGTTAATGTATGTAGATCTATCTAGAGAAAAACTGGAAGACCTATACAATAAATAAAAGACATTTAAAATTATTATGTCTTGTAATCTTCGCGTTAAAATGTTGGATGCTCTAGTTGCTGATGCTAGTGGTAATATTGCCAAAGCCAAAGCAAACGTAGAAGTATACCTACACAACCCTGTTGGTATTGGTGAGCACCCCGATGTGCTCGCTGCTATTCAAGAGCAGGTAGATATCATTGCTCATGAAGAGGAACGTATTGAAGTTATCGGTAAGCACTTTAGTGATCATGAGTAGAGGATGCTGTGGTGCTGGATGTCCAGACTGCCCATTCAGACCACTTCCTAAACCGACCACCACTCCTTGACACGTGGTGGTTTTTTATTGTATAATCGTTATATGTTAAGTAAACCCAGATGAGATTTAAAGCATTAATATTCATCCGTCTCAGATCTCAGGTGGATGATTCTCCTGGCAATGCTGTAAGAGACGCCTCTAAGCGGTTGTCCGAGCTAGACATTAAAAAGCTTAGGCTAGGCAAAGTAATTGATGTTTGGTTAGAAGCTCCAAGCAGGGAGTATGCAGAAAAAGAAATTGAAACCCTTTCTGATCGTCTCTACGCGAATGTTGTTATGGAAGACTGGGACTATGAATTATCAGAGATTGAAGCCTTCCCACCAGGTATTGAATAATGGAATTTAACACACCAGGATCCAATAAGAGTTGGATGAACGATGGGTTTAAGAAGTATGCCGCTGAATGGCAACTTAAAAATATAGAAGAATTGTTAGATGCTAAGGTAGAACGCTGCCATGTGTGTAACAGTGACAATCGAGATGAAGTATATAATCAAATTACTATTACATATAAATCTGAGGATAATTGATGAAAGTAATTGTAGAGGGTAAGGTTAAAACTGTGTATCAAGGTGATGATGCTGATCGTGTCATCATTGAGTATCATGATAAGGTAACTGCTGGTAACGGTGAGATGGTTGACCATCCACTAGGTAAGGGATCACTATGCTGTAGTATCTCATCTATTATCTTTGAGAAACTTGCCAAGGAGCACATCCCAACACATTATATTAATATGGTTGGTGCTAACAAGATGATCTGTAGAAAGGTAGACATCGTTCCTTTGGAAGTTATCTGTCGTAATCGTGCTGCTGGATCTATTGTTCGTGAGACAACTTTGGTAGAAGGTGCTCCATTACCACAACCTATTGTTGAGTTCTTTCTGAAGGATGATAGTAAGCATGACCCTTTACTGACACCAGACCGTGTACGTCTGATGGGATATGATCCTGATCCTTTTATCGAGATGACATTACGAATCAATGACTACCTTCGTCAGATGTTCTACATCATGGGTATTGATCTTGTAGATTTTAAAATTGAGTATGGATATACTGCTCATGGTGAGTTGCTACTTGCTGATGAGATTAGTCCTGATAGTATGAGACTATGGAAGATTGGTAGTAACGAAAGATTTGATAAGGATCTATTCAGAAAGGACGAAGGTGATATTGTTCCTGCTTATCGTCAGATTCTTGACCGACTACAGCCCCTTACAATCCAATGACCACGCAAAACTTTTATCAAGCATTAGAAAACTATAAAAATGCTTATGCAATGACCGTAAGGGAACCTATTCAAATTCTTTTGATTCTCTTGTGTTGGTTGATATCAACTCCTATTTTGAAATAAATTAGGAGTTAATTAGGAAATGACCACCTCCTAAACTGTCCACCTCTGCTTGACGGGGGTGGTTTTTTATTGTATAATGACCTCATACAAAACAAATCAATGACTGACAAAACTTGGACTGTAATGAATGATCTTCAAGAGGCATTCAATCAGATTAATACATTCTCATTTCTTCTTGACCAACTGCAAGAAGCAGTAGATGCTGGTGATTCTCAACAAATTATTGATACTACTGCTGCACTAAATGCTTTCTATCCTCCCTATTGCAATAACTGGGATGATAAATTTGAGAAAGCTTGGGATGTTGTTGTGAAATGAAACACCACATACCTGACTATCGTGAGATCCTTGACCGACTACAGCCCCTTGCAATCCAATGAAACTAATTAAGTTCACCCGTGATTCTGATTATGGACAGGATTTGCATGTCCAAGTATTATTCAACAAACGATGGGCACTCTTGCAAACATCAGTACATTGGTTTGAGT